AAGAGACAGGCGTTGACCAGCTCGATGATCTAATCGCGAAACAAACGGAGAACCGTGGTAATTTTTACGAAACAAAAGACGACGCGTTGAAAGATTTAAACTACATGCTCAACTCTGAAAACATCGATAAAGATACGTACGATGAACTTGTAGAAGAATTGAACAAGTTGAAAGTCTAAGGAATGGGTCGTCGCTGGACGGTCGGCGTGGGGCGCAATCTAGCGCCCTTTCGCTTTATTTGCGACAGCATTTTTTCTCGTCGAAGTATTTGCGTTCTGCAACTTCTCCCTGCTTTCCAACATTGAATGAATCAATAGGACGGTGATAGCCCATTACTCGTGTCCAGACTTCGCATTTTGTGCGTTCGCTGTTTTTAATTCCTAGCGTTTGTAAATCGTCTTTCATACGTTACCTCGTTAAATAACAACTGTTTGATTAAATTAAACTTTTTGTGCTTTACGGCTGCCTAGTTAAATAAAACGCTATTTGTCACTGTAACGCTTTTCGACAATATTCAATAGCTGATCTTGCTTCAAGAAGTAGCTGTCTAGCCTCTGATTCCAGTCTGAGACATTGAATTGTGTCTCTAGCGGCGCCGGTCTTAGCTCGTTTCTCAAGACTGGCGATTCTGTCGCGCATCCGGTCAGACTCAGTACGAGCGTTAGACTCGGAAACACGAAGCTCAGCCATCGCGAGCGATTGTTCTTTCTGTTTGGCTTCATAACGTTTAATCGTGTCAGTTAATTGAGAAACCTGAGACTGCGCTAACTTTAGTTGCTCAGAGTCGTGTCCCTGCGACAAACCAAAAAAATAAGCGCCAATGACAAGTAACGTCGCGGCGCCCAACTTCAAAATAGATAACGGATTCACATTAGAGCTACCTCCAACCGGCGCCGATTCGTAAGACCTGTATTCGGTACGCCGTTCACTTTATTAAACGTAAGAAAACCAGCTTTCGCCTTTTCGAGCTGTCCAGCATTCAAATATTGAAGCGTACGCGAACGAGCTACGGCAGGTACTCCGACATTAAAGGCTAACGACACAAGCGCGATAAATTGGCCCTGCGTTACTTTCGCAGTTACGTAAGGCGCTAATTCCTCAACGACATTTTGAATATCGTCGAGTAGATATTTATCAGCGGTCTTTAGATCGATTGTCATCCCTTCGTGGACTCCGCGAGTATGACCATATCCTACCGTCCACTTGTGCGCCGAGCATTGATACGCCTTAAGACTTAAGCCTTCACGCTGTTTGATAAACGGTGCAGCGCTCGTCGGATTCCACTGACTAAAAAATAGTTTTTCGCTCATTTTTCGTTAAATTCCTTGGGTCTGTCATTTTCCTTGTCCTCCTTTTTTTCGACTTCGTTTTTAGTCGTATCTAGGAAAATGACTTTTAAACGTCCTACTAAAAATCCGTAAAGGATATTCATTAGGCGAACGCCGTAAAACGACGCAACACCTGTTAAAGCCGCTATCGATTCATCAGGCAAATCAGTAACTTTTAAAAGCAAAAAAACGATAACGCCAGCGATTGCGCTGGTCATTACTTCGACAATGTACCGAGCTAACATAAATTCTCGTTCCCTTTTTACGTAAGGCATAGCGGCGCCGGCTAGAGCGCTAACGCCGCCTAACGCTAACGAAATCAGCGTTAGCGCTGTCATGAAATCATCAAATCTCTGCGGGTTTCTCATGTCCCCGCCTCCTATTTTTTTTATTACTCTCGAATGACGGTGTATGTAACTTCTTCGGGCCACGTTACGTTGTCAGGAAAACCTTCTTGTTCGGGAATGTCTCTGAGAGCTTGGCGATACGCTTTTACTTTTTCGAGGTCTTCTGCGCTGATTGGATAATCAGGCTGTAACAAGTAATCTGTTTGAGAAATCAGATAGTCACGCTTAGAACGTACTTCGGCTTCTTTCTTAGCGCGCTTTTCTTCTTCTGTCGGCTGAGGAATTTCCTCGACAGTAGTAGCAATTTTGTTACCGCTTTCGTCGTTTACAGCGACTTCTTTATACAGCTCAGGTTCGGCAGCTACGAGTTGCTGAAGAATCTGACGCATTTTGTTGTCGTGCGCTGTACGAGAAGTATGTGAAATCTTCACGCCTACGAGTTCTGCGGCGCTCGACGGATACGGGATTTCGTCCCATCCGCTGTTTACGTCGTTTTTGTCTTTGATCTTAAAAAAAACGCCTTTTTTGTCTGCCGGAGCTACTGTCGTGCAATCCTGCGGGAACAACCATTCATCAGGATTTTGGGGGTTACGCTGAGCGATGGAGCCGTCTGCATAAAAGCCGTCGGCGTCATACGTAAAGACTTGAAGTAAAGAAGGAGTCGTCATGCTGACCTCTAAAGAAATAAAAAATCTAAAACCGAAAGACAAGCGCTATCAGATAACCGATCAGGATGGATTAGCGCTCCGAATCCAAAAATCGGGTGTTAAATCGTGGGTTTTACGTGTCCCGCAAAATGGGCGAATCGTTGACATCACGTTGGGCCACTGGCCTGAAGTAACGCTCCAGCACGCTAGAGCGTTGGCACGTCAACGAAAGAAAGAATTAGAGTTAGAGCCGTCAGGCTCGTACACAGTCCGCGACGCGTTCAAATTTTGGTGCTCTAAAAAACGAGGCAGAATACTGAGCTATCGCGACGAACGTCTAAGACTCGAAAAATACGTCATATCGAAAATCGGCAGTCGTCAGCTAGATTCAATTACGCCGCCTATCGTCATTAAGCTCATGGAGCCTATAGAAGAATCGGGCAAGTTATCGACTGTCAAACGTTTGCTAATGCGGACGCGTGAAATATTCGACATGTCCGTAAACGCTGGATACTTAAACTCAAATCCGCTCGCGAAAATTACTAAGGTGTTTCCGGTTCCTACCGTCACGCACATGCCTGCCGTGGACTGGAAAGAGTTGCCGATAGTCGTAAGCCAAATCGAAAATCTAGCGCCTACGAAATATCGTTTACTGTTTTACTTTTCGTTGGCTACGTTATTACGTCCTAAAGAAGTTGTATCGATTAGGCTCGAATGGATTAACGAGGACGCGATAACGATACCTGCCGAGTTCATGAAAATGAAGCGGGTTCATCGTGTACCGCTAACTCCTTACTTAATCAGTCTGATAAACGAGATTAAGAAAAACCGCGTTAATCAGCGCTCGCCTTATTTGTTTCCTGCGAAACACGCAAACAAACCTATCAGCAGTCAAGCTCTAGCCAAATGGCTACACGAACAAAGCGTATTCCGTAACCGCCTAGTAGCGCATGGACTTCGTTCTATCGGTCGTTCGTGGTTCGCAGATAACGACGTGCCTAGCGAAATCGCTGAGGCGTGTTTAGCGCACACAGTCGGCTCGCAAGTCGTACGCGCTTATCAACGAAGCGATTATTTCGCGTCACGTTCTCAAATAATGCTTCGCTGGCACGCGCACATTATGCAGTGTGCTCAATGTGCTCAGATTTTTAAGACAGACTCCGTAACGACGGGCGCCGGCGTCGAAAAAACCGAAAAAATCGACTAGTGCCTAGCACAGCATAAAAACCGCGCTCCGGCTATATCTGACGGGGCGCGTAAGAGACTAACGAAAATTCCCGAATATCTCGGGTTCCAGCGGTACTTACTTAATGAGCACAAATGGTTTCGCGACTGGCCCATACAACATCTCGTGGGATGGAAAAGACTGCAATTTGGCTTTATCGTCAAGCAATCAGCACATGTACCGAGACTATATATTTAACGCCAGTCTCTGTAGTTCGGTTTACGGCGGGGCAGATACGAATCAGCCCAAATCACTTAGAGCACAATTCCTAATCCGTTACGAGTAACGAATGAGGCAGTACATCATAATTGAAGTAGGTTGTACTGTCGTTGCATTCCCGTAGATCGATGAGCTGATAGTTGCGTTAAATACTGCTTCAGGTTGTTCTTCTTCTAGGTTTGGAGCGAAAATATAATAAGATTTCGAAGTCAGTTGATGCCAGTAGCAGCCGTCTCCAGTCGAAGGTATTCGTCCGCCGTCATAGCCAACATATAAATGCCCGTAAATATTCGGTTAGAAACCACGGATAAGCATCATGCCGAATAAGCCGTTAACTCGCACCTCAGTAAGATTGTCTTGATACAACGATGATCCGCGAGAGGCGTCTATAGTTACTCCGACAGGCTCCCCGGGATTTGTCGAAACTAGAGCGGGAAGTTTCCAACTCGAGTTTCTCCAAAATTTCATTACTCCGGTTTCCACGGGATCAGACGAACCGGGATAAAGACTTCCCTGAGTGCCTACGATATTCGGTAACCCAGCCTCAACGTAGCTTCCCACCTCGCTAAGCGTTGTCGTACCTTCGATAAAGCGGTGATGAAGATTCGGCAAATTGAAATGTGCTTCGTCAGCGGCGCCGAACTTAGTACCTATAAGGGCAAACAGCTTGTCGTACTGCGTTCTGAGCACAGACGCTCCGTTCGCTAATAACCAGCCGTAAGGCACATCGCCGCCGAGGTAAGGAATAATCGAACCAATCGGACAAGCGCCTCCACGCTGAATAAATACCTGTAGAGAGCGTAAAAACTGACTTACGAGCGCCGTTTCGTTAGTCGGATTTACATCTTCATTAAGCTGATTTTTGATAAATTCGCCGACAGCGTGAGCGATATTGGCGCCACCTACGACCGCTGTATTAACGTGAGAAGAAAGTGCAATACCTGAAACAAAACCGCTCGATCGTGCTGGCGTCGTTTGCCAAGCAGTAGGAGTTAATACGTTAGGATTGGCGCCGGCGCAAAAACTGAGGATGTTATTAGTAGCCATTTGAAAAACCCATAAAAAAAGCCCCGATGTTTAAGCGAGGCTTGTTTGAGAGAAATTTGAGATTTAGTTAGCGATGATTTCCGCCCATCCGGACGTGTCGAAACCCTGCAGAAGTGGCGTATTCATGTCGAATGCGAACAACGGAACGTCATTTATTTGAGACAGGAGGAAAACATTAATACGTACTCCTGCTGGCTTGAACGGTGCTATCTGTTGCAGAAATAGAGCGCGCTGAGCGCTTGATAGTGCCTTGCCGACGACACCGATCGAGATAGTCATATCCTGATGGTCTTCGATAATGACGCTTAACGTGCCGTTAAAAAGCGAACGAACGCCGTCGTAAAACTTTTCCGGCGTTCCGTCCCACACGTTCGCGAGAATCTGTAATTTAAGAAGAAACCGATACGAGTCATCGTCTAGTTTCGTCATTCCGCTCGTGGCGTCGTATTCTCCGCACCAAACACCGCGATCGAAACCTGTAATGACGGTATCGTCGAACGTGAAAAATACGCCCTCAATCGGAATTGAAACGTAACGATTACGTCCGACCCATTCGCCCACTACGTCAAGCTGTTTTCCGACAGCGCTATCGAGGTCGTAATCAATCGGTACGCGCTCCATAAGAGTTTGAAGATCGAGTATCGGGCCTAATAACGAACGAAGCGTTTCAACGAATTTAGGCTTATCCCTATGCTCAGACGGTACACGCTTTAGATACGTATTGAAATCAGTCATTCGTAATTACCTCGACATCAGCGATGTCACAGTGCGCTACTTCATTAAATCCTATAGCGATGTTTTCTGAGGCGAAAGCGCCTGAGTTTTTCGCTATCTGAATAGACGTGATGTCATAGCTAATGTCGCTGTCGTCATTCTCTAAGTTAGCGGGTACGTAGAGCTTAGAAATTCGTACCGTTTGACCGAATGTAAGCGAATTGATGTAGTCAACGACCTGCGATTTAATCGAGTTGTAAAGCTCAGTAGTAAAGCCTGTAAGCGGCTCGAGCGTAATCTTTACTTTGATGTGTACGACGGTAGGACGGAAGAAATTTACGGTCATCGGAACTTCTTCGCTATCTTTAACCGTTACGCTCGTAGTGCCGTATGTACCTGTACCAGCTGTCTTACGTAACTTGATAACGTCTCCTATTGCCTGAGCGTCGCCACCCTCGACTACGACAGCGATAGAGTGACTAGGTATGCCGTTATCGTCTGTAGCGCTCGTATCGTTTTCGTAAACGATTGCACGTGTTACGCCGTCTACGTCAAGAATGCCGCCTAGGATTCCTTTTAAAACAGTTTGCGACGGCTGAGCCGTTGAATACGTTTGTCTAACACGTAATTCCGCGTCGGTTTCCGTATCACGTCCGGGCGCGGCCTCAGAATTGTTCGTTACGCTAATCCATCCCTCGGTAGGCGTAGCAATACGAGTAACCGTACCGGCGCCGGCTCTAATATCGCCTGCGTCGTCACATGTCGCAGTAACTGTTATAGACCTTCTAGTCGGTATTACTACTTCAGGCGGTAAATTCCATATGTGAGAATCTTTTGACGTATCTCGTACTTGCCCGTTCGTGATCGTCGTACCTGCGTCGCCTGTAATAATCACGTCAACGCTTGAATGTGTAGACGCTTGACGCGCTATGCCGTTGATCTTAACTTCTCGACTTAAAGCGTCCCCGCGTGCTGTAGCAGGTGAATAGTTATTAAAAACCTCAGCACACAGTAGCGCCAAATCGTATTGAGACTGAGCAAAATGCGCGACTAACTGTCCGTCTTGCGTGTCGGCGTCGAGGTTAATATCTGAGCCGTAAATCGAGCGCATAGCAGATTTATTGAACTCGAGAAAATCCTCGAAATCGGCAACAAAAAAGCCTGCGTCGTCAACGTAGGCTAATTCTTTCAAATCAGGCATTTACTTTCACCTCGCCGTAAACTGTATCTAGTGTTACCTCAATACGTAGTTTTCGCGTGTCAGGGTCGAACGTTGTAGAAAACTCTGTAATTCGATTGACGCCCGCGGTTTCTCGGATACGTTGATAAATCGCCTGTACAGCTTCAGTCTGCGTGTGCTTTCCTAAGACTTGTTGGTAGTAAGGCGTACCGTCATTCGTATCTAAGTACCACTCACGCAGCCACATTCTTAGCCGCGTTAAAACGGACTGTGCAACCGCTTCGGCGCTGTCTATGAAATAGTTATCGAGACCGGCGCCGAACGTCATATCGCCGTTTTCGTCTAGTTTTCGATATTTCATGTTATTTATCCGGCGTCGGGCCGTGATTGTGAGTATGGTTTTGAAGCGAAACAGTGCCGGACGTAATATCGCCAGTCGCGTGAATCGTCCCTGTAACAGAAGCGCCGTTACCGCCGCTAACGGTCAAGCCGCCTTTTCCTGTAATTAAGCCCGTTACTGTTAACGGGCCTTGAACGGTGTTATCAGGACAAACGACTTTAGATTTTTTAGCTGTTACGTTTACGTCGCCATTGATATTGATATCGAGTTTTCCAGCCGTCAGGCTTATGTAATCCGAACGCGAATCTGTACGTATCTCGATAGCGTTAGATGATACGTTCGGTAATTTACGCGGCTGAGACGTGAGGCCGAAAATCGCTATAGCGTCGGATAGATCATGCGAACGAGAATCTTTAGGAGACTGGACGCCGCCGCTTTGCCACCAAAAGTCGATACAAGCGTCAGCGAATACGACTAAACATTCGTCATTTACGCTAACTGGATACGTAATGCACAGACCGCCAGCACGTGGGAACGCTATCGGTACTTCAGTAAGCACAGGATACTGAGTCTCGGTAACGTTGCCTTCGTAACCGCGTAACTTTCCCATGAGCGCAGGCCGCACGGATACGACTTGCCGCGCTAAATCGACGCTTGTCACGATAGCTGGCATAGCTACGCGAATCTGAGCTTTTAAATCCTCAGACTTTTGTCGTTCGATTTCTTCAGGCGTCGCGATACGTTCTAACTGATTCATTTTTTCGTGGTCTTTTTAGTTGACGGGTCTAACGAGCACGCTTTAATTTCTGTACTCCACTCGTTTCCGTGGGTATCGCCGCTGTGTTTAAGCGACAAAATTTTGAAGTCACCCGTAAGGAATTCGGACTCGATTCGTATCGGGTCGTAGATACGTAGAAGTGCGTTAAGACAACAAGAAACAGTAACGCCATCTTTATCTTTCTTGGGGCTACCGATCATGCCGGTGTCAGGTCGTAAAATAAACGCCTTACGATCATCGCGTGTAGCGTTTTTCTTGCAATAGACTAAATGTCCATCTTGTACAGACCACTGAGTGTCACTGTTTTTAGAAACTTCACGCGAATAATTTCGAGCGGCACCGAAAAGTACGCGTCCTCTCGGATACTTAGTCTCATTACTGACAGCTTTTAAATCGTCGTTTTTAACGCCGCGTTCTTTCATAGCGTTAAACGATTTCTTAGCGATGTCGTTATTAGAGTATCCGGCGCCGACTGTTTCATTTACGAGCGCGTATGAATAGCCGCTCTGACCGTCTCCAGCGTCGATACTAAGAATCGTATCCGCGCCGTTACGTACCTGTGACGTACTGATAATGTTTCCGTCGAAAATTACAGCGTTATGTGATTCGTAACCAGCTTGAAGAACAATGCGCTTTAAATCACCATCCGCGATACGCGCTACTGTCGTTTTAGATAAGTTATAGATGTCGATTTTCGCTGTATTCGGGTCTTGAAGCGCTGTTTTCTCTACGTCGAACGAGACTCTAAAGCCACTCAGGTCTAATCCGTTACCGTCTTTATCTCCGACAAGGAGCGTAATTTTTCGCCAAAAGTTAATCATTCGTCACAACGATTAAATGAGAATCTGTACCGAGATTAGTTTCGGTGGGGTCTGCGTATTCGTCTCCGTCCGTTACTACGATCAGGCCGAAATCGAGCTTTAAATGCTCATACTGCTGTAGAAGGTTTTCGCCAGCGACTAGCGCAAGATTACGAATAAGCCACTCGTTCTCCGAGCGTCCTATATCAAGCGTCCACGCTTGAAGCGGCTCATTCCATTTAGTCCGCAAAAGGTAATTAACGCCGTTGATTTCAACGTTAAATTCTTCTGCGAAAGAATTGAGCGGGATTTCGTATGTTTTCATTGCTAACTAAAAATATGGCTTAATCTCGATTCACTAACCGGCTTTTCTTGAAGCTGCTTAGTTCCTGTTTGAGCTGTTTTAGCTGTTACGTTCGGATTCGCCTGCTGAGACCTCGGCGGCATATTCGTAGCGAGAGGAAAGGTTATTAAAACCTCTTGCATAGTCAACGTACATTTAAGAATCCTCGAAGAATGCGTATCCTGATTAGCCGTCACGGACACTAAAAGCATATTGTCGTAACGTCTTAGACCTGTTACAGCAGTAAACGGTACGCCGCTATACATCAAATCTAAAAGACGTTGATACGTCCCTTGAGGGTCTGAACGTTCGCCAAAAACGACATCCCACGTTATGTTTTTAGGCTGTCTAACGATGTGATCTGTACCCTGCGTACCGTCTTCGATAGGGTACTGAGTAGCGTTTACCGAAATATTGTGCGTTTCAGTAATCGAGCAAAAATCGGAAAACGCTTCAAACCGCCTTGTAGGTTTAATTTGAAGCAGTTTTCCGACGGCTGTACCGGCTAATCCTAGTACCTGCGTTTCTAAGAAAGACATTGTTAGCCACCTTGCTGTAGATATGCTCGGTTAGTTGAGCCGGCGATTTCTTTAGCCTCTTTTACGCTACTGACGGTAATTGTTTGATGTACCTGAGCGTTGTTGTTATACGTGGTGCTAGAGCGCTGATTATTTGTCGTCGTGGTCGGCAGGCTAGAGGCCGCCTTATCGTCCTCTTTCTTACTACCCCACGAAAATAAACCCTTAAAAGCGTTAACGCTCGTATCCCAAGCGTCAGAAACCATATTTCCGGCTTTTTCTGCGGCCTCTTTACCGAAATCTTTAACGGAGTTAATTAAATCGTTCCACCACTTAGTAAAAGCCTTTCCGATGTCGGTAAGCGCCGTCATAGCTCCGTCACCTATGCTTTTCCATAGATCACCGAACCACGTACTCAATCCAACGAAGGTTGAAACAATACCGTCGTAAACGCCTTGAGCCTTTTGAGAAACGGTATTTTTTAGCTCATCCCATTTGTTAGAGGCCTCAGTAATAGCGTTATTCCAGCTATCTGATAAAAAACCTTGAATCCTTTCGCCCAATAGCGACATCTCGTTAGAAATCGTATCGGCTTTAGATTTCCACCAATCCGCGCTAAAGAAATTTCCGACAATCGTTTTTAACGAATCGAAAATTCGGCTCATGTTGTCAAACCACACCTGAGCCGCTGACCAGTCGAAGAAAGATTTCCCGCCTTCTTTCCATGTTTCGTAATCATCGATTAGCAAACCGATAGCGGTTACCAATCCCATGACTAGAGTAATAATTCGTCCAATCGGAGACGCTTTAAAAACTGCGTTTAATAATTTCCATGCGATAGTTACAGCGCCAATATAAACAGGCCACTTTCCTAAAACCTTAAAAAGTTTTCCGAGTCCGGTAATAAATCCTGTAACGAGGTCGGCACCGATCGATACAGCGGCGGCGATAGGTTCAACGTAGCTTTTAATTAATCCTGCGTTTACATCGATTAGCTTAGAAACACGTTCTATCGCTGTTGTGATAGACGGCAGGACACGTAAAACAAACGCGGTAATGATGTCGTCAAAACCGCGCTTAGTAATCTTGATAGCGTCGTTATATTTAGCGCCTAATTCTGCTGCTTCGTCTACATTTATTCCGAGAGCCTCGGTACGTTTGTTGTACTGATCGATAATCTCAGTCGTATCAGACGTAAGCATTCCGATCATCGAACGATCAAGTCCGAGACGCTGAATATACGCAGACTGCTCAGCTTTGCTCAAGTCTTTAATTTTGACTTTGATTTCGTCTAAAACTTGAGTCGTTGTTTTGACGTTACCCTGAGCATCTTTCGCAGATAGTCCGAGTTTTTGAAAGACCATCGCGCCGCGGCCTATACCTTGAGCCGCCTCGCCGATTGTCTGCGAAAGATTCTCAAACGAGGCTGTAGCGGTGGCGGCGTCGGAACCTGTGAGGTCTGCGACGTAACCTAGGCGGTCTAAATCCTCGACTGTCGTATTTCCTACGCGGGAAACGACATCGCCTAAATCGTTGAACTTGTCAGCAGTGCGCTGAATCGCCATAGCGACAGAACCAGCGGCAATTACGCCGCCGATCATCTTCGCCATGCCCATAACGTTATCGGTAAACGAGCCGACGGCTTTTTCTGCCGCCGAGAATGACGCAAGATTAACTAACGCATTAACTCGTACATTTAAATTGTCAGTTTCGGCCATTTTTCCGCTCGTAATACTGAGAAACACGTCTCTCGTTTTCGTCGTTCGCGTCGATAGCGTCATTTAGAAGTACTAAATCGCCTAACGAAACGGACGAATCGAAAAGAGACTCAAAAGATAAAAAGCCCCGAAGAACGGGGCGCATAAGAAAAGACTCAGGAATATCTAAGAGTTGTAAGGAGCCTGACCATTCAGGCCGACTTAGCTCAACTGGTTTCCGCTGAGCCAGTCTGTAAAAAAATCATCAAAATTAAATTTAAGTACTTCAAACGTAATTTTGTAGAGCGCCTTGAGATTATTAACCGCGTCGCTCATGATTTCGCCATTCGGAGAGCAGTAATCGACTTCAATACCTGCGGCGACGATTTTCACACTCGGCATAAGGTGCTTAAAGATCAATTCATCACGTTTTTCTGCGGGCAGGTACTTATTAACCGCCTCCATAATCACAGCGGCGATAGCGATTTTGTTATCGGGCTGTTTCTGCATTACGTCTAACAAGTCGGTTGCTTGGGTCGTAATCGGGAAAAAGAAACGGTTAACGATGTCGTGCTGTTGCTTAGCGCTCAGACGGTGAAGACGAATAGTTACGTCGTTAATAACGATGTCTTTCGTGAAATTCATCTATTAAGCTCCGATAGAAGTAATCTGACCGCAATTGAGAGTTACGACGATTGAATCGCCCTTGGATTTCTTTACGCCGTGGCCCGTAATAGATTGAATCGCGACTTGAGAGCCAGTGTGCGTAATTTTCATGTCTCTATCGAGAATCGTTACAGTGTCCGAGCCTGTGGAGCCTGTGCCGCGCTGTGTAGCGTGCAGATCCATGAAGAAAGCGACGCAAGGAGACGAAGGCAGGTATTCAAGAACGATCGTACCTGCGCTTGTTTCGTATTCGCTCCAAATAGAAGAACCATCAATAGCTTTATTACGTTCGCCGAAATCCTCGTCGAGATTGATCGTAATTCCGTTATCGGTCAAACCCTGCTTTAAATCGAACGACACGCCACCAAAAACAGCGTATGCGGCACTTGCGCGAGCAATGCTATATGTTTGTTTAGACATTTTTAAATTCCATTAAAAAAGCCCTGTATGCGTTACAGGGCTTGTTTAGAAAATGACTTGATTAGCGATTGATATTGACTATGATCGGCACGCTGTGAATAGCGCCAGTGAGTTTGATACCGGCTTGGATAACAGGCGACTTGCGGGCCTCGCGTTCGTTCTGCAACTGATCGTTAACAGACGGTGCGTACAAGTAATAACCTTTTTCAAGATAGGCGCCGGATTCTAAGTCTCCGAACGGGTCACTATTCCAAACTCCAGGCGCCACAAATCCGTTAATAACGGCCTGATCGATAGCGTTAGCAACAGCAGCCATAAGTCGCGCCACTCCGTCATCGGTCTGTGGAATTTTCGTTTTGGACTGATAGAGAACGTTGTAAACGGTAGTCTGAATTAAATCCTGCAACCAGTCCGAGCCGTGACGTTCATCGGCCCACATGCCGCTAGACATAACGCCTTCTTCAATGATGTACGTATCGTTAGACATGATGACGTACTTATTAACGTTACGCGCCGTAAGGTTCGTATCCTGCGACTGAGTGAGGTTAGTCGGCTGGAGGCTCGGAGCCTGCTTGAATTTCAGCGTGATCGTAGTCATAGAACCGCTGAAATTGACGCTAAACATACGACCCAAGGCCGAAGCGCAGAGATACTTATTCAAACGATAAGCCGCGTCTTCTGCGTCGTACTGAGTAGCGAATACGATAGTACGTGTGTACTGACCTCGTTTCAATTTTGACGGTAGGTCTGTAGATTCGTCGGTATAAACAGAATTAGCACACGTCAAATCTGTGAGCGTAATACCGTAAATATGCGAATCCGCGGACGATTCAACGATCTGAGCGATTTTAAGAATTTCGTCGTCTGAAACTGTAGTGCTGGTAGCTGTAATAAAGCCGTAGAAATTTCTTCCGTAATCTGCGAACAACTTAGAAACACGAGTGCTGATAGCGGTATCGGTTGAAGAGTCCCACGGCTCAGCGATAATCAAAGTTTGCGGTTTAGGAGACTGAGAAAAATACGCCATCGCAGCCAACGTTTCAGGTGCGTCATCACCGAAATCCGTAGCTACATCGTCAGAACTTGTATACGTGCGATAACCTTCGCCAGCTTTAACAACGTTTTTCGTATCGCCAAGAATGCAGAGCACGCCGAAGCCGCGTGTTTGAGCCGCTTTCGGGCTAAACACCATATCGACGTTAACGATATTGTTTAAAGAAAGTGCCATTTTAAAAATCCTCGTTAGGAGTTTTGAATACTGGTAGGTGCTGAAACTAGAGATTTAATTGCCCACCGACGCTCATACGAATAATCGAGCGTTAGATCGACCGTACTCATGGGCGTGAGCGCTGTACCCTCGACGTAACGATCTAATTCGACAATCTGAGCGTCGTTAATACTGAGTCCGAATTTTTGTAGCGCGTCAACGTTCTGAGACAAGAAGATTAAGTCATGCAGTAAAAACGCCTTCTCGCGGCTGTTTTCGCCTACGATCTTTACACGACAGTGCGCAGTACCTTCAAACGCTTGAGTCATGTATTCATCGGTTTCTTCGCTGGTGTACGGCTCGCCTTTGAACTCAATTTGATAGAACTCGAAAAATACGTTTAACTCGTTCGTACAAAAAGCTTTAGTAACGTCTCTAAAAATCGGGCTTACGTTATTCGGGTTACAGTCGAGCGCGTCAGCTAACCACGCTTGAAACCGATTATCGAAATCCTTTGAATAGATGTATGTAGCTGTACTTGCGAGTACGCCGTATTTCGTTGAGTCTACGTAACTCATACTTGTTTGCTCCTAGCCAACGTCGCTCGGTAATACGCGCCGTTAGGGTTGTAATCTGCGATAGACATAACGTCGTACAGCACGCCTTGAAATTCGATCTGATCGTTAATAAAGCCGTCTTCAGCAATGCTTACGCGCTCTACGCCGTAGTACGTAAGGCCGCAAGTTACAGGCGAGCCGTCGGCGTATACGATATTTACCAACTGAGCGTCATTGAGCGGCTGTAGAACCGCCTGTATCGGCTTACGGATTTTCGTAATTTCGTCGCGTCCGTTTCCAAGCGGTTTAGCCTGCTGGCGTATGAGTACGCATGAGACAGTGAAATCAGGGTCTCTAACAATTTCTGAGACATCAATCATTTTTTATCTACGACGTATTGAATAGCGTTGAGTAACGCGCCTGTACGAATAAGGGCCTTAGTTCCCTTAAATCCTTGTCGCTGACGCGCCTTAATCGTTGCAGGCGCAAGCGGTACAAAGTTTCGTTGATCGACGATGTTTTCTTTAGCTGTATCGCGAACGAGCATACCGACGACGTTTAAAGCCTTGTTTACAGCGCCGGCTTTACTGTTTAAGCCTTCGTCTATAAGTGCCTGCTCAAGAATTCCGTAAATGCGTTTTTCGTTCGTTAGTAATGCTGGTTTTAAATAAGGCCTAGGCGGTATCGTATGCGTTCCGTACGTTTGCCACGTTGCTATTTTGAGATTAGTAATCGGCGTATCTTTACGTCGCAAACTTTTCGCTTCGATATAGCCAATCGAGACGCCTTGTTTATCAAACCTAGCGAATCTTTTCTTTAAGTGAAAGATGTCGGACTTGAGCGCGTCCGCTCCTTCTACTTTCATCGTTAAGGCCATGAGGCGCGTCCTGTAACAGCGAACGGCATACGCCGATAACGTTTTAAAAGATCAAAAAATTGTTTTCCGTAAGGCGTACTATTCCAATAACCAGCGTCAGCGAACGACGTAGACGCAGTATCGTAAGAAACAGAAACCGAACCGACAGTTTTAGAAGAGACTGCGCCATGAGCGCCGCTGCTTACGGTGCCTGTAACGTCACCGACCCCGGTACGTTGACCGTTATCAAGACTAGCTAGGTAATGCGCGGTAAAAAGAGCTTTCCCAAATTCCGTAGATTGACCGAAGCGATTCTCGCTAATTTGGTTATCCGCTTCGTCTAAATAAAACTCTACGCGAGCCTGCGGAAACTCCGAAAACTCAGGAAAAATCTTTAAAAAATCGTCGTATGTCATTTTGTATTTAACGTAATTACGCCCGCTGGCGTAAACCAGCAGGCATAAAAAAACCTCGCGAGGTGCGAGGCTTAGATGTTGTCGAAGTACATCACGGTTTCCGGTCTGCGGAACTGAACTTCGGCCAAGCGCCACAAATAAGCGGCGCAGTAATCGAGACCTTTATCGTATGTCTTTTCACGCCATACCGGACGCATATGGTAACGAACGTAGTTCTTGTCTTTCGTGTAAAGAACCATGCGGTCTTTAGACGAAGCGCCTAAGCCAGCTAATTCTTTAACCTGATTGACAGTCATAGAACCTGCGACCTTACGTCCAAGGGATTCTTGTTCGATGTAATCGATCATAGAGAAATGACGATCGTCAGGGGCCTTCATGCTAAAGAGCTTGACATACTGAGCAGGCGTAAGAAGCATCGTATTCGGCATGATGACGCCTTTAGTTGCTTGATATGCCTGATTAAAGTAGTCGTCAATGGCCTTAGCCGTGTCATCCCATGTGGGAGACGATGCAGAAAGGGCGCCGGAAGTCGCCCCCTTCTTGATTCCTGCGTTATTGAGAAAGCCCTTAAAGCCTAAGTTAGAGTCGCCGAGGTAACCAACCTGATGAGCTTCTTGCAGGAATTTATCGTTAACAAGTTCAATCTGCTCGACGTTAACGTTGATATCCTCAGCTTTCTGAGCTGCCTCAAGCTCCATAGAAGTAATGGAGATTTCGCGGCCTGCTGTATAAACTGCGACAGCGGTAGCGTTCAATTCGTAATCAACGCCGCGCAAGTCATTTGCGCCTTTACCAAGCCAGCTCATTCCTTCGGCGTCTTTAGTTCCCTGCCCGATACCTTTGATGTTACGGAGAGCGACGACGTTAGAGACTTTATCGAGGTCTTCGACGATAGGAATGTCGCGAGTGAAATAGTAGTTAGTAAGCGGACGGATGATTTCCGGCTCAAGCTGTGCGAGTCGAGAATTCCACAGCGCTTTTACTTGATCTGCTGAAATTGCCATTTTATTTGTCCATAAAAAAAGCCCCGTCCGAGTTAAAGAACGAGGCTTAGTTAGTTAAGAAAAATGATGTTTGATTAAGAGCCTGAAGCTTTGATTACGACCTGCTGAGTTACCTGAATTTCGGCGCATCCGTCAGCAATACCGTCGGCGGCGAAAACTGCGCGTACGGGTACTTTCGTGTTGTCAGTCGTAAAGACTTTTTTTGTCGCGTCAAAGTAAACGGGCTGGTTGCGTTTAGGCGTAATCGAATCGGCGGCAGGCACTTGAATGTAACCAGAGCTAAGTACGCCGATTTCCTGCGGGAACACCTGCAACGTCCAACCCTCGTGATAACGCACGACAACGCCGATCATAGCGTCGAGGCTGTCACCTGCTTCGAGCACTTTTGCCGTGCCGTCCGTGTCCTGTTTGACAGGCAAGCCGGCGCCGATAGCGGCGTTTGCCGTAATGGACTTAATGTCCGCGCCACCGCGAGTGACGAAACCCGCGATCATATTTTGTTCAATGTATCCAGTCTGCATTTTTTATCTCCGATAAGTTATCTAGCTTTATTCCAAAGAGCCGCACTTTGCTCGACAAAAGACTTCGCTTTCTTCGGCGCTTCATCGTGTTTAACTGTTGCAAGCGTCGCCTGAGTCATAGAGCGCTTGAAATTTGCGCAGGCGCGTAAAACCATCGCATGATCGCATTTAGACAAGTCGCCGAAAGAGTCGACGAAGGATTTTCCTTGAGTAGATTTCGCAAACTCAAGAATTGCGGCATACGGCAGATTAGGCGTCGTAGGCGCTAACGAAGGGGCAATATCTGCGGCGTCACGAATCATCGCGGCGTCGAGCTTGATTTCGGGTTTAGCGTCTTTCTTCGCTTCTTCTTTCTTACATTTGTCAGCTTTTTCGTCGGCTTTCTTGTCTGCTTTAGCGTCGGTCAACGCTTGCAAGATAGCGACGCCTAATACGGCAGGGTCAATGCCTGCAAGTGGATTAGGAGCGACGTTCATATCATCGTCAGCTTTCTTTTCTTCTGTAGCTGGCGCCGGAGTTTCTACGGCTTTGTTTTCCGGTGCTGGCGTCTGAGTCTGAGCTTCGTTTGTCTCAGGCTGTTTAGCTTCGTCAGCGTTAGTAGACGGCGCGGGAGACTGAGCTTGCGTAGATTTTTCGATAGCAGCGACCCGTTCTGTCAACGCCTGAAGCTGTTGAAGAATCTGAGCGCTCACATCAGGCGCTTCATCTTTTTTATTAAAAAATGCCATTTTTTTATTCCTTGATTTAGTGATTGCAGAATCTTTTAGAGAACACGTTCTGCCACCTCGTCCGAGCGGTACGAGAGCAACGTGATTTCCTATGAAATTTGTTTCGACGCCGATACCGCCTCCTCGATCGATCACGTTTGAATCGAAACCGCACGAAAGCTCTATCGCTTTACCGTTCACGACTTCTTCAATCGCTTTCGGGTCGAAAATGATGATGTCAGCGACTAGACAGCCTGCTGTAGATTCACGGCCTTGTCGTACGTGAGATACGGTACCTACTGCGAATTGTTTCCAGTTTTCCCCGTTGACGTTAGCCACGTCAGGATGTCCTAACGTAACCGGTTTTCCCTCGAACGAATTGATCGTATCGTCGGAGAATAAAACGTCACTAGGACGTATTAAAAACACTTTCCCGTCCGCGTTAGGCTTTACCTGATCTAATTCGTCAGGTAAATATTCACGTGTACCAATCGACGCGATAACAGCGTTACGACAAACTAAAAAACCCTCTTTCGTGAGGGCTTTATTCGGTGAAATTGGATAGCTTAAGTCATACATTTAAGCTCCTTAATCGTTGTTATTCGGCAGGAGTGGTACAGCAAAACAACGGCAATTAAATACCCCTCCTGGATTGTAGTATTTCCCCGGCTCAACTTCAGGGGGATTAGAAAACGAGCAAACTTTACCGTCCATCGCTTGATGCGACTCGCGTACTTGTTCGTCCTCAACCGTATGCCAGACGTACTGATCGATTCCGACGCTCTGCGCCTGAGCTTGTACGAGCGTTGATTGCGTTCGAGCTACTTCAGTACGTGCGATACGTCTAGCGGCGTATTCGGGATAATTAGGCGTCAATCCTTGAATTTTCGCGACTAACGTTTCGTGACGTGCGCCAGTCTCTGAAGCGATCTGAGAGCTGAGCTTCTGAGCTTCTAACGCGGCGTTTACGGGTAACGTCTTAATGAGGTCTACTTTTTCTTGTACGAGCTTATTTACGAGTGCGATCATTTGCGGCGACTGCGTATCAATGCGTAAGCCAGCCGCCTTTTTGAAATCACGCGCAAGAAGTACAGCGTTATTACTAATGATCTTTGACCATAAAGCTGTAGTTGGAGCTGGTAACGCATTCGCGTAATTATCGAGCTGTGCTTGCAGTATCCCGAAGTCTTTAATCGTCCCGTCGGCGTTCAGGTTCATGTTAATAATCGCCTGAATGTTACGAGCTACTTGACGGTAATAACGCCACACTCGAGCGCGGTACGTTTTTTCGTGATTAAACGTTGCCATTTAAGTTAAACGCTCCAAAATTCGGCGTTTCGTTAGGTTCAACGGCATTACCGATGTTAGGCAGTCCAGCGTTAACGTATTGTCCTGTTTCTTCCGGTATCGGCGGCGGCTCTACTTCATTAAGCGACTCGATATCCTGCGACGTAACCGTCGAGAAAATACCCGTTTTTTCGCTTAACGCGGCGATTTCTTCGAGCGCTCGTTTGTCAGAAATTAGCCCTGCTGCTTGTACGCTAAGAATCGTGTTTACAGCGTTCTGAGCGTTCGTAATACGTTCGCTCGTCGTTTCCTGTTTAAGCGGTACGAAGTCAAAATCGATATCGGAGACTTCGCGGCCTGAGCTGGTGAGGATTAGCGACGCGATACGGCTAATCGGTTCGCGTAACTTATCTTCTTGCAAGCGTGAGATCGTATCGTAGTAATTAGCTAGATCAGCGTCTCCGCTCGAAAATCCTGCTGGCGACATACCGAATAATTTGACAAGCGGTATTTCAGCGGCGCCGGCTATTTGTTCTGAGAACGTAATCAGCACGTCACGAATGCCACCGAATGAGTACGACTGAGACTGAAACGTATCTTTGTTGTCAGAAACGGTTAACGACGAATTATTTTGAACGTCGTTAATCATTTTTACAGCACGGCCCATGAAGGAAGCGCGTTCGTCGTCCTGCAAACCCTGCCAAAAGTTTTCGATACCTAGGTAACGTATGTAGCAGCGCTTGAGTAATTCGAGACAGCTATCTAACGAAGCTCCGTAGGCGTTTACGGCTGAGTTAGCAACGTCATAAACAGACTCGCCCCAGCCTTGATTTACGTTTAATTTGCGATGTGTTGAACGTATTCCATTAAAGCGGATAACACGACTAGCGTCAGCGTCGAACGTGCTCAACGTTCCGTAAGCAGGCTGAATCGAGTACTTAACAGGTAAACCCGCTTCAGCGCCATACGTTTTTACGGTCGTGCTCGGCGTGATTTCAGTTTTATCGAATACGCGGAAACCGAGTAACGTTCCGTTAGGGTTTAAAACGCTTTCCGGCGCCCCGTCGCCCATGTCGATCATTACGAGAGAGCCGCCGTAGACGCGTGCGTACGTAATCGCGTCAGTCAGCAGGCGCCACACGTTTAAGCGACGAAACTCTTTCTCTAGAAAAGCGCTCGTATCAGCGTCTAACCTCCAGTTAACGCCCTTACTTGTCATGTCTCCGGCGATTGACTCAGCCATACGACGCGCAATCCAATTCGACGAAAATAAACGACCCTTTAGTTCGTCCGGCAACGAAAAACTTATTTCGTTTGCGACGTTCGTAATTAACTCGCCTGTGCATACTGAGCTTACGTATGCAGTCGCGCTGTCGTGCTTCGTACGTCCTGCGCCTTTTACTTGAATATTTTTTGCCATGAGAATGATGTGCTATTCAGTTTTCCGACGACGCCGTAACGCAAAGCGTCCGGCACGTGTGAAAACTCGTGATCGGGTTTATCTGTCGGATTTCCTGACGAATCAGTCGCCCACGTGTAATTAGTGATTTCGTTGTAGAAATTCGGAACATCCGGCGCAACGATAATTTGATACTGCTGTATGAGCTGGATACCGTAACGCACGCTGTCAGCACCTTTAGGCGCGGCTACAGCGTTAACGCCTAGACCACGTAATTCTTCAATCGATTTCGGCTCTGCGGCGTCGCACTGAACTTCTTCGCCGCGCAGTCCTTCAGCTTTGATCTTTTCGGCGATTTCAGCGTTAGTAAGACCACGAACAAGAAAACAGCGAGTAATGTAGATTTTCTTGTCACGTTGATTAACGAAACCTCCGACGAACGCGGTAGGGTCTGTAAAGCCGAAGTCAAGGCCGTAGAACGGTTTACACTCGTCGTCTTTGTTTAGTGCGTCGAAGTCAAACTCTAATTCGATGACGTTTTCGTAAATCGTGCCTGTCGAAAGACCCCATTCGCCTAAGCCTTCGACTTTATAACGCCGAGGCTGATCGAGCTTCATACGCTCGAATATCGCAATGTCCGCAGGGTCTAGCCACTCGTTACATAAGTAAGTCGTCGTTAGTGCTAACGTGTCGTCGTTCGGATTATCAAAGAATCGTTTCTTACCCCACCAGCGCTCCGACCACGGATTTAACGTAAGTATGAACTGTTTCCACAGCCCTTCAGGTAACTGACCACGTATCGAAAGGTCTAACTTATTGAACTCGTTCTCGTCCTCGATCTGATACGCTTCGTCAATCCATACCCAGCAAAGTACACCAGTCGGAACGGAAATAGACGTAATTTTCTGCGCGTCATCGAAGCCGCGAAAAAGGATTTTTTGACCTGTCAGCTTATGCGTTATTTCGAGTGGCGATACTTTGAAATCCCAATATTCCTCGACTCCTAAGCGATGTACAGCCCAAACGAGATCGGAGTAACACGAATTTCTAAGCGTACGTTCGTAACGTCGAATAACGAGCGCGTTCGCCTCTTTGTACGCCATTAAGTTAACGATTAACTTAAGCGCCGAAGTCTTTGACTTCTTAGAGCCGCGTCCACCCTTGCATACGACATATCGCTGCTTGCTATTCCAAAATGACGCGTAACCTCGACCGACGACTTCGGACAGCTTCAATTTTCTTTGCTTCATTCATCGTTAGTCTTTTAAATCATTTTGAATAATGAGCACAGGCGCCACGTTCAAATCTTTTCCGTCTTTACCGGTAATGGCGACTTTCTTTCTATCGCCGAAGTTTTCGTCATTCCGCATAGCGGCTTGTCTAGCGCATTCCTGAATTACGATTTTTTTCGCTTCTACGTAACCTTTCGGCAAGTCGGCGCCGGTCTTTATACAACGATCAGCTATGCGATTTAATCTCTCTACTTGTTCCCATCCGAGCGCGTCAAAAAGCCACGAGCTTTCTTTACGTGCTTGCGCGGAACGGTGACAAAATTCTTCGTTTTCTTCTTTCCAGCGAATTATCGTTCGTCTCGAAGGCATACCCTTCATCGCGCCGATCTTGCGCTCTGATTTTCCCTCGAGAATTAAATCGATAATTTTGTCGGCTAATTCTTGAGAATACTTCACTGGACGGCCGACTTTGTTTTTTGTTGAAGTGGCCATGTTTCGTAATAAATAAATCCAGCGGAGTGGGCGTATTTCCGAAGAAATCTAGACTTGCTGGATGTTGTTGTATTTGGCTCGGTGAACGATGCCCACCGAGAGGCGATAGCGACTCGGAAGAAGGTGCTGAATAAACACAGTCGCTAGAGAAGATGTCAGCGTACATATACAAGATACGCTGACTTTCGTTTACGGTTCGCTTGACTCAAAGGAGGCTTGAACAAGAGGCTCTATGACAGTTGTTTTGTATATTAGTTACCGTGAAACGAAAGACCCCTCGCGAGATTATGAGTTAGTTTGAGTTACTCACAAAAGCGAAGGGGCGTATTTTTAGACTTTTTCTTACGTTGTTTAGCTTAATCGTTGTCGTTCGTCGTTTCCTCCGAGCGCGCCGGTTCCTCCGCAAGGAACCTTCTCTAATTAAGCCAAATCGGGCGGCTGATACACAGCTTGAAATTGTCTAGTACTTACACTACACGTTATTTCTTGTTGTTGCAATAGATGGAATAGACGCGAATACGCATAGCGAAAAACGTTAGAGCGTCGGTAGTCCAAGCGTCTAACATTTGCGGTCGTACGCGCCAAATTTTGCGTCCTGCTCGATTGAGAGAGTTTTCCGAGCCGAATACGTAAAGAAGGACAATGAGCTTAGCTGTACGCACGTTAAGGCCGTGAGTGCCGATAGTGAGCATTTCAGTATCAGGCGTACTCATGTATTGCCAAACAGTGTTTAACAAGTCTGCGTCTTTTTGATCTACCTCGATACCGTAGTCTGCTGATCTATCCTCAGGGCCTGTGTAGTCCTCGGAAAAGTCTGTTTTATTACGTGTCAGCGCTAGAGCTTTTTGAACTGCGTAAGTAATCGAGATATTCTTAACGACTTTATCGCGATACGCCCGTCGCCAGTTGTCTAAACGCGGTCGTAATTCTTCGATTAGCTGTTTTTCTTTATCGTCCATAAAACCTCCAACGTGTCATTTAATTATTGAGACTGATAGGCGTTTCTTCGTCTGAGTAAGAAAGATATTGCCAGCCGCCCCCGTCTTTCTTGCGACGCGGCGCGACTATGTAGAGCTGTAACGGATATTTAGAGCTGAATACTTTGCATTTGACTTTTGCATCGTCTGCGTAGACAGTGAACGAGCCTTTGACTTCGAAAACTACGAGACTCATGTCATTCAGCAGTACGAGAAAATCAGGCGTATATCTGCACTGATTTTCTGCGATTTTGAACGTTACAGCTTCGAACCAGTAATCAACGATTTCGCCAGCACGTTTGCGACGTTCTAATAGAGCTGCAAACGCTGTTTCCGTCTTGTTCATTTCGCCCAATCGCAGGCGTCCCTTCGCTTGTAAATATTTATTCATCGTTTTCAATTCCTGCGATCAATTTGTTAAGGCGTCCGCGAACGCGATTCATCTGAATAATTCGTTTAGACGTAAGATTCATATCCCACTGATGTCTATCGAAATAGAGCCTGTATCCGGTCATGAGATACGTATGAAATTTTTTGTGAATGGTGTACGGAGTAAGGCTCAACTTGACCTCAATTTCCTTCGGTGTTTTATTCAATGACGCTAGCCGTACGACTTCAAAGCAGTAGTCTGATAAATCATCACCTTTAATGACGCGATCGTTTTCGAATCTCATGTTTTTTATATCTCCTTGGGAAAGCGTTTTTTAGCGCCGCTGTGCGATCATTTGCGCGTGAACGTGCCAACGATCAAACTGCGAATAAAAAGCGCGCCTGCGTTGAATTTGATCGCCTTGCGCACGTTTGAAACGTGTACATCGTGCGAAACTAATCGGATAGCACTCGCCCGGAGCGCGTGATTCGTGCAGACAAAAGATATTCATATCCCCGAATGACGCTTTAGGAGGTACGCGCTTCTTGCCTTCGTTGTCAATCCAATACGAAGCGGCGTGAGCGCAGTAAAGACAGCAGCCACGATTCATTAAAACCGCCTCCAGTCGAGAAACGCGCCCCAAAATGCGAGTACAAGCGCTGTATACATATCCCATTCGTTAAATATCGCCGGCTCACTACCAAACGTCTTTGAAAACGTTGCACCGAACGAGATAAGGCCGCCGTAAACCGCGAGGATGATGAAAAACTTGTAAATCCATCGAAACATCGCAACTCCTAAGCTACTAAAACAAACGCAATCAGAATCGCGATAAAACAAATAACGATCGCTGTATCGTTCATCCAAAAAGCCGCGACAAACTCGAGAAACCAAACGATTGAAACCGTGATGACGAAAACGTTAAAGTCTGTTATTCCGCCCAATTTCGACACGCAGAACGCAACGACAAACGCAATACATAGCGTTATGTAAGAAAAACAAAAAGCGATAACATGATCTTTCATCGTTTTTCTTCTCTGTACGTAAGCATCCAAATCACAAGCTTCGTGAGTAGGTATCCGTTAACAAAAGCGATAGGCGCGACAATGATCGTTAGAAATACGTAAGACTCAATCGACATTGTTATCTCCTTAAAAATACGGCTCAATTTCTGTTTCTTCTTCAGGCGCCGGTGTGCTGGATAACGTCGGACGGACGGGAATGCGTAACATCGAAGTGCAGTAATTCAAGCTCGCGTTATCGCGCCACAACTTGATAAAGCCCTCATAAGCTCCGTTACGTTGCTTGCAGAGATTTAGAACGAAATCCGGTTTGCTATCGTCAATCTCTTTACCCTCAGCGAGCTTCTGAACTTTTGAGTAATCACGAGCTAAGACAAAAACGTTAAAAGCGATATTTGTAATGTTTGAACTGCCCTTGATTGATTCTTTCGAGGCCG